GAGCATCAGAGAGTCCGGAACGCCGTGTCGAAGTATCCCGAAGAGGGCGAAACCGACACTTCGCCGAAAGCTGCGGCGAGTTGCGGCGAGTTGCCGCGGGACGCGGCCTTAATCCAATCCAATCCAATCCAATCCGAATCCAATCCGAATCCGAATCCGAAGGTAAGCGCGGAGGTCTCCGCGCCGGCGGCCCTGCTCCCGCTCAACGACGGGACAGAATACGCGGTCTCCGAGACGAAGGTTGCGGAGTGGAGACGGCTCTACCCTGCCGTAGACGTAAAGCAGGAGCTGAACGAGATGCGGGCGTGGCTTATGGCGAACAAGGCCAGACGGAAGACGCGGAACGGGATCGAGAGGTTCGTCGTGTCGTGGCTCGGGAGAGAGCAGGACCGGGGACGGCCGTCCGTCAAGACCAAGGCGCCGGAGGAGCGGTCCGCTCCCGGGCGGAAGGAATTCGAGGCCGTGAAGCGGATGCTGGGGGGACAGGCATGACCGAGCGGGAGAAGGTGCTGGTCAGGGCGATCCGGACCTACGGAGCGGATCTGCAGACGATGGTCGCCGTCGAGGAGATGGCGGAGCTGACGCAGGCGATCTCCAAGTGGTGGCGGGAGCCCTGCGGTCAGACGCGGGACCACGTTCTGGAGGAGATGGCGGACGTCGCCGTCGTTCTGGACGAGCTGCGCATCCTGTTCGGCCCGACGGACGGGATCGAGGAGCGGAAGATCCGGCGGCTGGCCGACCGGATGAGGTGAGCGTTGGGAGGTGAGCGTTGGGCTGCAGCAACCGTATCTGGACCTGCCCGTACTACCGATGGGATGAGAAGGGCAAGATCCATTGCGAGGGCGGGGTGATCTGCTTCCGGGAGAGACGGACGCAGACCCGTTATGCGGACCGGTTCTGCGGGGGCGACTGGGGCCGGTGTACCCTCGCGCGGTCGCTGAACCTGCAATACGAGGAGGATGAGACATGAGCGACAATACGGTGACGATCGCGCTGAACAGCTACAACGCGACGAAAAGCGAGAACATCAAGCTGAATTTGTTTTTTGCGTTTCTGATGAGGGACGCGGGCCTGAGTGCGGAGCATGACCGGCTGGTCTTCGACAGCGACAAGGTGGCGCAGGCGGTGCGGTTCTGTTTCGAGGAGGACTACAGGAAGAAGCTCTCCGCGCTGAGAGCGCAGAGCACGAAGAAGGGGAACCCGGTATGATGTCATTCGCGAAAGATGGGGGGGATCGACTGATGAAGCATAAGATCATCGCCAACGAGGAGGGCCGGCTGCGGAAGAAGGTCGAAGATCAGGCGAAGGAGATCCGGAAGCTGCGGGAAGCCGCGGCGGGAGCTATGGAGCTGAGCGCGGCAGCGGACGCCCTGATCGCCCAGATGGGACTGAAGTACGGCCGGAAGGTGGCGGAGGACGGCGAGATCCTCGGATACCGGCTGAGGCTGCCGAAGTACGACGTGAGGGAGACCTGCGGGAAGTGGCGGGTCGTCATCCGGACGGAGAAGGACCGGGAATACGTGATCGGCGTGGTGCCGAGGGAGGTTGAAGAAAGCGGCGGGGCGTGATATGATAGCCGGGAAGGAGGTAGATGGATATGAAGCCCTACTGGACGAAAAACGTGATGCTGCGGGATTATGAAACGCTCGAGCCGATCGGGGAAGGATATGATACCATCTCCGAGGCGAGACGGGCCGTTGAGCGGATGATGAAGGAGAACCCGGACAGGATCGTGATCATGGTGGACGATTACGACTGGCCGATCAACTCGACGGTTTACGGAAAAGCCTACGATAACGGACAGACGGAAACAAGGCTGATCAATCTGCATGAGGGAGAGTAACATCTCCCTCTTCTCTTTTGGACCGGGAAAAATCCCGGTCTTATTTTTATGCCTTCTGCGCGGATTATGGGAAAGCCTGTGATATGGTCATGGCATGAGGACGAATTACGAAAACCATGTTCTCCCCTGCCTCGACAAGATCGAAGAATGGGTCAAGGCCGGGGCGGATATGAAGGAAGTCGCAAAGAAGCTCGGGATCGCCTATTCCACGCTGAGGAAGTGGCTTGCCGCCGGTTAGAAGGGGGAAGAGAGGTTCGGGGCTCTTGCGGCGGCTTATGCGCGCGCGAGGGTCGTGCCGAACGAGGCGGTCGAGGCCGCGCTGTACAAGCGGGCCTGCGGCTATGACTACGAGGAGCTGGAGTACCGGCGCGAGAAGACGCCGGACGGGTACGCCGAGGTACTGGTGCGGCGCATGGTCAAGCATATGCCGCCTGATCCGAACAGCATGCAGTTCTGGCTTGCGAATAGATGTCCGGAGAGATGGGCGTATAAGCCGAAGGACAGCGAGGCGGAGGCCGGCGGAGGCGTGGTGATGATGCCGGAGGTAAAGGATGAGCCGTGACGTCGTATGGCAGCCACAGCCGAAGCAGGCGGTCTTTATGGCGAGGCCGGAGTATGAGGCTTTGTACGGCGGGGCGGCCGGCGGCGGGAAGAGCGACGCGCTGGTGATCGAGGCGCTGAGGCAGGTGCAGATCCCGCACTACAAGGCGCTGATCCTCCGAAAGACCTTCCCGCAGCTCGCGGAGCTGATCGACAAGACGCTGACCTACTATCCGCAGGCGTTCCCGCGGGCGAGATACAACGGATCATCGCATACGTGGACCTTTCCCTCCGGGGCGAAGATCATTTTCGGCTCGATGCAACACACAAAGGACCGCCTGCAGTATCAGGGGCAGGCCTACGACCTGATCTGCTTCGACGAGCTGACGCATTTTACGTGGGAGGAATACTCTTACCTGTTTTCCCGGAACCGACCTAACGGGCCGGGGACGAGGGTATATATCAGGGCAACGGCGAACCCCGGCGGGATCGGCCACGGCTGGGTGAAGGAGCGTTTCATCACGGCGGGGCCGCCGATGACGCCGATCTCCGAAGAGATTACGTGGCGGGAGCCGGACGGGCGGGAGGTCTCCCGTGAGCAGAAGCGCATCTATGTTCCCGCCTCTGTGTATGACAATCCCGCGCTGTTGGCTAATGACCCGCTCTACGTGCAACGACTTGCCTCTATGCCGGAGGCGGAGCGGAAGGCTCTCCTCTACGGGGACTGGGACACGTTCTCCGGGCAGGTGTTCACGGAATGGGTAAACGATCCCGCTCACTATGAGGACCGGGCGGGGACGCACGTCATCTCGCCGTTCAGAGTGCCGCAGGACTGGCGGATATGGTGCGGGCTGGACTGGGGCTATTCAAGGCCGTTCAGCGTCGGCTGGTACGCCGTGGACCATGACAGGCGGCTTTACCGAATCCGCGAGCTGTACGGCTGCACCGGAGCGCCGAACGTGGGCGTCAAGTGGGAGCCGGCGGCGGTCGCCAGAGAGATCAAGCGGATCGAGGAAGAAGATCCGAACCTCAAGGGGCGGAAGATCCAGCGCGTCGGAGACCCGGCGATTTGGGGAAGCGACGGGACGGAATCCATCGGGGCGCTGTTCGAGCGGGAGCGGGTGTATTGGCAGAAGGGCGATCACGCGAGGATCAGCGGCAAGATGCAGGTACATCATCGGCTGACCTTCGACGAGGAGGGCGTGCCGATGCTGTACGTCTTCTCAACGTGCAAGCATTTCATCCGGACGGTGCCTGCGCTTGTATATGACGAGGCGGACGTGGAGGATATCGACACCGAGGGCGAGGACCATATCTACGACGAGCTCAGATACGTGTGTATGGAGAATCCGATTGCGCCGCGGCTCGCCGCGAAGAAGGAGATACCGGAGAACGATCCGCTCGATCTCTACCACGATGAGGTCAAGCCGGACAGATACGACTTCTACAGGAGGTATTGATAGTGGACAGAATGGACAGGCCGCTGCCGCCTGAGATGCAGGCCGCGCTTCTGACGAGGCCGAGCGGGCAGCGGATCGGACAGAAGGAGATCGACAAGGCGACGGAGATCCTCACGCGGTACAAGCAAGGCAAGGCTGCGCTGGAGGAGCGCGTCGTGCAGGACGAGCTGTGGTGGGAGCTGCGCCATTGGGACGTTTTGAAAACGCGCAACGCCGCCATGCCGAGAGGGCCGGAGCCGTCGTCTGCGTGGCTTTTCAACGCGATCACAAACAAGCACGCCGACGCGATGGACAACTATCCGGAGCCGGTCGTGCTGCCGCGGGAGCTGAGCGACGAGGAGAGCGCGAAGATGCTTTCCTCCGTTCTTCCTGTGGTGATGGAGTACAACGACTTCGAGCAGACCTATTCCGAGGCGTGGTGGGAGAAGCTGAAGCACGGCACGGCGGCCTACGGTGTGTTCTGGAACGCGGAAAAGGAGAACGGCCTCGGGGATATCGACATCAAGCAGATCGACCTTCTGAAGCTGTTCTGGGAGCCGGGCGTGACGGACATCCAGAAGAGCCGGAATCTGTTCATTGTGGATCTTGTGGACACGGACCTGCTGGATCAGCAGTATCCGGAGCACGCGGGGAAACTCAAGGGAGACGCTGTGGACGTGAAGAAGTACGTCTATGACGAGACCATCGACACGAGCGAGAAGAGCGTGGTCGTGGACTGGTACTACAAGGTGAAGGGGCCGAGCGGGAAGACCGTGGTGCATTTCGCCAAGTTCGTCGGGCGGGAGCTGCTGTACGCGAGCGAGAACGATCCCGCCATGCAGGAGCGCGGAATCTACGACCACGGGGAATATCCCGTCGTGCTGGACGTCATGTTCCCGGAGAAGGGGACGCCGGTTGGCTTCGGCTACGTCGCCATCTGCAAGGACCCGCAGCTCTATACCGACAAGCTCTCAGGGAACATCCT